TTTTATGCAAGGCATACCAGACACCATTTCGTTACACAGAAAGAAACACACCAATACACTTTATACAATTAATGCACTCAATGATTTAATTCGTGAGTTGAATGGTGGTAGGTTAGATAAGAGATTTCCAATAGAATGGGAGAATTATAAAAACTCTTTACTGCTTACAAATGAAGATGGTCTTAATAAAATACCAACAAGAATTTACACGATAGTAAATGTAAAAACATGGGAAAACGATAAAAAATAATTGTATTTTGAAATGTTTCATTATACTTATAAAAGTATCAAGGTTACACTTGATTAACAAATAACAAATAACTAATTAACAATGGAGAATTACAAATGGATTTAAATGCAATCAAAAACCGCCTTAGTCAACTTCAGACATCAAACAACAGAACTTCAAACTTATGGAAACCATCACCAGGAAATCAAATCGTTAGAATCGTTCCTTATAAATTTAATAAGGACAATCCTTTCATCGAGCTGTATTTTCATTATGATTTAGGTGGAAAGAATTATCTTTCACCAATTTCATTTGGTCGTCCAGATCCTATTGAAGAGTTTGCTCAAAAACTCAAAGGAACTGGTTCAAAAGATGACTACCGTTTAGGTAGAAAGGTTGAAGCGAAAATGAGGACATATGCTCCTGTAGTTGTTCGTGGTGAAGAAAATCAAGGTGTTAAGTTTTGGGGATTTGGAAAGACAGTTTATCAAGAACTACTTTCTATAATCGCAGATCCAGATTATGGTGATATTACCGATGCAGTAAATGGTCGTGATGTTGCTGTAGTATTCAAAACCGCTGAGGAAACAGGTAAGACCTTTCCCTCAACATCAATCAGAGTTAAACCAAATCAAACTCCTATAACGGAAGATGCGTCATTACTCGAAACACTAACAGAATCTCAGAAGAACATTACTGAGATTTATCAAGAACAATCATATGAAGAGCTAACACAAGCTCTTAATGATTACTTGAATGGTGGTTCGACAACTGAACAAGAAACTAAAAAAGAAGAGAAATCAGCAGTAGCTGAAGCTTCTAGTTTTGATTCTAAGAAAACTTCAGATGCATTTGACGATTTATTTAACAATTAAATAAAAACAACAATAGTGGGTAGTAAATTATACTGCCCACTATTCAATTAGGAGACTTATATGTCAACAAGAGATGAATTAGCAGGTGTCTTAGCAGATACCCTTAATAAACAATTCAAGGATATGAAAGTAGCATATTTCCTTGATGGTTCAGACACAACACCTACTGATATTAAAGATTTTGTTTCAACTGGTTCTACCATGTTAGACTTAGTAATATCAAATAAACCAAATGGTGGTATTGCTGTTGGTAGAATTACAGAGTTAAATGGTTTAGAAAGTAGTGGTAAATCTTTAATCGGTGCTCATATATTAGCAGAGACACAGAAAAAAGGTGGTGTAGCTGTTTACATAGATACAGAAACTGCTGTTAGTACTGAATTTTTAGGTTCAATTGGTGTGGATGTAGAAAGTATGTTGTATCTACATTTAGAAACCGTTGAAGATATATTTACAGCTATAGAAGAAATCGTTGCTAAGGTTCGTGAATCAGATAAGGATAGGTTAGTAACTATCTTGGTGGATTCACTAGCTGCTGCTACAACTAAGGTAGAATTAGAAGCTGAGTTTGACAAAGATGGTTGGGCTACTTCTAAGGCTATCATACTTTCCAAAGCAATGAGAAAGATTACTCAAATGATTGGTAGACAGAAAATTGCTCTTGTATTCACAAATCAATTACGTCAAAAACTTGGTGTAATGTTTGGAGATCCGTGGACTACAAGTGGTGGTAAAGCTCTACCATTTCATGCATCAACTAGAATCAGATTGAAAAATCTTGGTCAAATAAAGGATACCAAAAAGAACACTATTGGTATGAAGATGAGAGCTCAAGTTATCAAGAATCGATTAGGGCCACCTATGAGACATGCTGATTTTGAACTTTACTTTGAAAGTGGTATTGATGATGTGGGTAGTTGGTTACACGTTCTTAAAGACCACAAAATTGCTAAGGTTGGTGGTGCTTGGTATACGATGAAAGACCATAATGGTGAAGAAGTAAAATTTCAATCGAAAGAATGGTCTGCTCTTCTTGAAGATAAGGAGTTTAAGTCTTATTGTTATCAACTCATCTGTGATAAAGTCATATTAAAATACGAAAAAAACTTTGGAATTGATGATGTTACAGTAGAAGAGGAACTGAGTGAGTAATGCGAAATATTTATCTATATTTGAAGAGATAAAGAAAAATGGTGGTTCAATAGACGGTGGTGAACCTAATGACAAAGTTCTTATAATAGATGGCCTAAATACTTTTATCAGAGTGTTTAGTGTTATACCAACTACCAATGATGATGGAATTCACGTTGGTGGAATAGTTGGTTTTCTAAGAAGTATTGGTTACACTATAAATATGATTAGACCTACCCGTACCATTATAGTATTTGATGGTAAGGGTGGTTCTAATCGCCGTCGCAAGTTGTTTCCAGAATACAAACAAAATCGTAAAACTAAATACAGAGTAAATCGTGCATATGATTTTGCATCACAAGCAGATGAGAAACAAAATATGATGATGCAGTTAGCTAGATGTGTGGAATATTTAGAAACACTTCCTATAACTGTTATGTCGTATGATAACATTGAAGCTGATGATACAATTGGTTATCTATGTAGACAAGTTCTTACCGAATCCAAGATTACAGTTATGTCAACTGATAAAGATTTCTTACAATTAGCTGACGAAAGAATAAAGATATGGAGTCCAACTAAAAAGAAAATGTATGATGAAAAAATGGTTATGGATGAATATGGTATCAATTCACATAACTACATTTGGTACAGAGTCTTAGATGGTGACAAGTCTGATAATATTCCTGGTGTAAGGGGATTGGGTTTAAAAACTATCAAGAAGAAATTACCATTTCTACAAGAGAATCGTATAGTTGATATGGATGAAGTTGTTAATGTTTTACCAGATTCAAAAGATATGATAGAATTAAACTACAAATTAATGCAGTTATCGGATGTAGATATCTCAGGTTCAACTAAAACAAAAATAATAGATAAAGCTAATGAACCAATCAATAGGTTAATCAAGTTCCAATTTCAGAAAATGTTCTTAGAAGATAAACTATTTACAGCATTACCAAATGTAATTAGCTGGTTAGCAACTAACTTTAATCAATTAAATCATTACGCAGAGAAAACACATGGGTGATACATTAACACAATTCGGAACATCGTTTCAGACTAAAATTGTAGCTTCGTTGATGAGTGATATTAAGTTCTTACAAACCATTAGCGATATATTACAACCATCTATGTTTGATTCAGATTCTAATAAATGGTTGATTACAGTTATAAGAGATTACTACTACGAATACAAAAAACAACCTACACTTGAAGTTATAAAATTCAAAACAGATGAGATAGATAATGATGTATTGAAAGCTGGTGTTGTTGAAAAACTAAGAGATGTTTGGAAACAAATAGAAGCTACAGATTTAGAATTTGTACAATCGGAGACATTGGATTTCTGTAAAAATCAAACATTGAAAAATGCTATATTAGAATCTGTTGATATGTTGGAGAATAAAAACTATGATGGTATTAAAACTATTATAGATGAAGCTATGAAAGCAGGAACTTCAAGAGACTTAGGTCATGACTACATCCCATCATTAGATTTAAGATTGGAAGATTCTGCTAGAATTACAGTTAAGACACCGTGGGATGTTATAAATGATATAACAGATGGTGGTTTAGGTGCTGGTGAATTGGGAGTCGTAGTTGCTCCAGCTGGTATCGGTAAGTCTTGGACTCTACAGGCTTTAGGTGCTAGTGTAATTCGTGAAAAGAAAACAGTAGTTCATTATACATTGGAGTTGAATGAAACTTACGTTGGGTTGAGGTATGACTCTATATTTAGTGGTATTACAACTTCAAATATAAAATACTATAAAGATGAAGTCAATAAAAAACTATTTGAACTAAATGGTAAGTTATTGATAAAGTACTTTCCAACAAAGGGTGCTTCGGTTCAAACATTAGGAGCTCACTTGAAACATATAGAGTTGAGTGGAACTGAAGTGGATATGGTCATAGTAGATTATGCTGATATTTTAATGCCGACTGGTAACTTCAAAGAAAAGAGACATGCGATAGGAAATATCTATGAAGATTTGAGAGGACTAGCTGGTGAGTTACAGATTCCAATATGGACTGCTTCACAGGCTAATCGTTCAGCTTTAGAAGAGGATGTGATTGGTGCTGACAAGGTAGCTGAAGATTACAGTAAGGTTATGACTGCTGATTTTGTAATAAGTATGAGCAGGAAAGTAGAGGATAAGATTGCTAACACAGGTAGATTTCATGTAATTAAAAACCGATTTGGTATAGATGGGGTTACGTATCCATCAACCATAAATACTAATATTGGTGTGGTTAAAATACACGAGGGTAGTAGTCAGTTTGGAAAAGATGTACAGAATAAGATGGATAATAGTCAAGAGTTTTTGAGAAAAGAACTAGCAAACAAATATAATGATATGGAAAAAAAAGTTGATGGATTTGAATAAATCACAGTATAGATTCAATATATATTATATTTATTAATGTTATTGGAAACATAGTATACAAGGATATTTGATGGAAAAATTTACGTTATCGGAAAAGTTTATAAATAAATACAAAAGAAAAAAACCACCATTTGGTTTTAATGGATTGGGTGAGTTAGTTTATATGAGAACCTATTCAAGAATTAAGGAAGATGGAAAGAATGAACGTTGGTGGGAAACCGTACAACGAGTCGTAGAGGGAACTTACTCTATGCAAAAGAATTGGATTGACCAACATCAATTGGGGTGGAATCCGTGGCAAGCTCAAAGGTCTGCACAAGAGATGTATGAGCGTATCTTCAACATGAAGTTTTTGCCACCCGGCCGAGGTCTTTGGGCTATGGGAACAGCCATAACTGAAGAAAAAGGTTTGTACGCCGCCCTCAACAACTGTGCATTTGTATCAACATCAACAATTAAAGAAGATTATGCTAAACCATTTACATTTTTGATGGATGCAAGTATGTTAGGAGTGGGTGTAGGATTCGATTGTAAGGGTGCAGGTGAGATTATAGTTAAAGGTATTAATCGTGATAAGGATGAAGATGTATATGTGATACCAGATACTCGTGAGGGTTGGGTTGAATCTCTTAAACTACTACTAGAAAGTTATTTTCATGGACATTCACCAATTGAATTTGATTATACAGAAGTCAGACCAGCGGGTGAAACAATTGCAGGTTTTGGTGGAGTTTCAAGTGGTCACGAACCTCTTTTAGAAGTACATGAAGAAATCAGAAAAGTATTAGAGAAAAATAGTGGAGAGCCAATCACCGTAACAACTATTGTAGACATAATGAACCTTATTGGTAAATGTGTCGTAGCAGGGAATGTAAGACGTACTGCGGAGATTGTGTTCGGTGAACCAGATGATGAAGAATATTTAGATTTAAAAAATTATAAAGTTAACCCACATAGGGAGCAATATGGATGGACAAGTAATAATAGTATATTCGCAGAATTGGGTATGGATTATACAGAAGCTGCCAAACGAATTGTGGATAATGGTGAGCCTGGATTTGCATGGTTAGAAAATATGAGAAAGTATTCTCGTATGAAAAATGGTGGAGATAATAAAGACCATAGAGTTGCTGGTGGTAATCCTTGTTTGGAACAATCATTGGAGAGTTACGAGTTATGTTGCTTGGTAGAAACATTTCCAAGTAACCACGATGACTTTGAGGATTATGCTCGTACATTAAAGTATGCTTATTTGTATGCTAAATCAGTAACATTAGGTAAAACACATTGGAGTGATACCAATCGAGTTATGTTGAGAAACAGAAGAATTGGATGTTCGGTAAGTGGTGTTGCTCAGTTTATTACTAATCGTGGTTTAGGTGAATTAAAAGATTGGTTAAATGCTGGTTATGATGTTATACAAGAATGGGATAAAATGTATTCAGATTGGTTTGCTGTACCAAAGTCAATTAAGACAACATCAGTAAAACCATCAGGAACAGTTTCACTACTAGCAGGAGCGACTCCCGGATTACACTATCCTGAGAGTCGTTTTTACATTAGGAGAGTAAGGTTATCCAAGCATTCAGAATTATTAGAACCATTAAAGAAAGCTAATTATAAATTAGAACCAGCCTTTGGTTCAGAAGATACAACGATGGTAGTAGAGGTGCCGGTAGATGTCGGTGAGGGGATTAGAACTGCGGCTGAACTTTCGATTTGGGAACAATTCAGTTTAGCCGCTTTTCTACAACGACATTGGGCGGACAACCAAGTTAGTTGTACGGTTACATTTAATCCAGAAACAGAAGCAGACCAAATTGCACCAACTTTAAATTATTATCAATATCACTTAAAGGGTATTAGTTTATTACCAAGACACGAATTAGGAGCATATAAACAAATGCCATATGAAGCAATTGATGAGAAAGAATATAATAGACAAGTTAAGAAACTTGGTAAGTTATCTTTTGGCGTAATTAAGAATGAAGAGGCAGAAATAGATAAATTTTGTAATAATGATTCTTGTGAAATAGTACCAATGACTGGTGATAATGACGACCAAGATTATGCAAATTAAAATTCACATACAAAAAAGCGGACAGGCAGACGACGCACCTGTGGAAAAATGCGTCTTAACAATAACAAAAAGAGGAGAACGTTTATGAATAAACGCAATCTAACATCTTTGTTATTAACATTTTTGACACCGATTTTCATTTATGGACAATCGATTGTTGGAGTTGTTAATAGTGAGGGTAAACCATTGACTGGAGCTAATATTGTAGTCGAAGGTACGGATAAAGGTGGTGTAACAGATGAGTCTGGTAAATACACTATTGA